TTATACAAAGATAACAATTTGCATAAATTCTATCTTGACCTTATAATCAGCACTCAAACCTAATGCGAATTTTACTTTATGATAACAAAAACCGCCCGAACTTATAAAAATTCGGACGGTTTCAATATCAAAAATAAACAACAAATCCGAACACATTCTTAGTGACGAAAGTGTTCGGATTATGCGTGATTGGCTCCCCAGCGCAGAGGGAGCACAATCCGCTGAGGAGCTATCTGACACGGCTGATAGCGGTATATCAACGCTTTTGCCGTCCTTGTCCTTGAAAATGACCGTGAGCTTGTCGTCGTAAACATACACCTTTGATATCATGATGTCGGCGATAGATTTCTTGCCCTCGGTGGTGTTGATATCGGTTGCGAGGATATCATCTATAAACACAGTGATCTGCTCAACTGATGGCACATTATCGGTCATTGCCTGAGACAATCGGAGGGCGGAGCTGAGCTGCTCCTTGCGCTCTTCCAGCTCCCTGACTTTATCATAAAGCAGCTGATTTCCGCCTGTCTGAGCTATGGCATTCACCACGTTCTCGGCCTGCTTAGTGCATTCGGTCAGCTCCTTTTCCAGCTCATCGGGCGCATACTCATTTCTGACCGTCTGCAAATACATCTGATAAATGGTCTCGGCGGTCTCCGCCTTGTCCATCTGCTCAAACGCCGACCGTGCTGCTCTGCACACCTCGTCCTCTATCAGATATTTATTTTCCAGCTTCTTGTGGCAGCCTGACTTTTTCTGCACGCCGTTACAGCGGTAATAATAGTGTTTGACACCGTTGCGTCCTGTGCCTGACAGCCCGCTCATAGGCTCTCCGCAATGACCGCAGTATAATTTACCCGACAAATAATAGTCGGCTTTGGCGGTGTTCTTGGCGGCTCTCTTGCGGTTTATAATCAATTTCTCTCTTACAGCCTCAAAGACTTCATTGGGTATCATCTGCGGTATGCCTCCTTCAATCACAATATCATCGTATTTGTAAATGCCTATGTATTTTTCATTAGCCAGCATATTGTAAAAACTGTTTGTGGTAAACGGTCTGCCTCGGCGGTTGCGATAGCCCTGAGAGTTTAAATGCTCGGCTATGTCAGTGAGTCTCTCCCCCTCTGCGTACATCCTGAACACAGTTTCGGGGATAATTCGGGTATCATCATCAATGACCAGCTTCTTATCAACTACCTTGTAACCCAGCGGAATATGCCCTGTGGTCTGAGCCTTCATTGCCGACTGGCGCATTCCTCGGATAGTCTTTTCCCGAAGATCGGCGCTGTAGTATTCGTTTATTGCTTCAATGATATGGGTCATCATCTGACCGCTGGCATCGTCCCCGAAGCTCTCCATGACGGACAGCAGCTTCACGCCGTTTTTAGCTAAAATCTGACGGTTTACGGCGCTGTCTATGGTGTTGCGTGCAAAGCGGTCAAGTTTCCACACAATAACACTATCCCACTTGTGCATGGCGCTTTCATGAAGCATCTGCTGGAAGGCGGGGCGGTCATCGTTCTTGCCCGTCATGGCTCGGTCTATGTATTCCCGCACGACTGTTATATCGTGCTGCTTGGCGTAATTGTAGCAGTCGTAGAGCTGTCCCTCAATGGACTGCTCCGTCTGCTTGTCGGACGAATACCGGGCGTATATCACGGCGGTTTGCATATTTTTTATCACTCCTATTGATTTTTTCGTCAGGATATGATAAAATACAGTTACTGTGGTGTGTGTATTTTATACATATCCCTCTCCCCGTTCGGTGCTGCAACATCGAGCGGGGAATTTTTTATTTTAATTCATTGATGCTATCATTGCTATACCCCTATCTGTTGGCTTGACTGCAAATTTACCGTTTAAATATTTTGATGTTTCTATAATTAAGCCTTCTGATTTTAAGATAGAAAAATCACTAATCGGATATCCGGCTAAACTGTCTGAATGAATAGGTCCCTTTCGAGAAGTATATTTATCAACAATTTCCTTAAGCAACATGATGTAAGATGGCTCGTCAAAGTTTTCTTCTCCGTATTTTATGCCCTTGCCTGTAAGATTGCTAATGACTATTTCAAACATGTCTGAACTTTCATACTCAAGGTATCCAATAGCAGCAAGTTCTCCGTAAAGTTCTTTTATATCATCAACGCACATATCAGAAAGCCTGCATATTTCTCTTATATCGTTAAATGCAGCCGCTTCGCTTCTGCTTAAGCCATGGGACTTTTTATTCTCATACTCTTTGTATAACGCTTTCAATAACTTTTTGGCATCTTTGGTGATTCCTTCATTCTGAACAGTAGCGCTTTGAGGCGCTTTTTGTACTATTTTTCTATTTTCAGGCTGAATATTACCAATGACCTTTATCAAAGTATTTTTAGCACTGTCAGCCTTATCTATATCAATGTCATAAAAATAAGTTCTGATTGTTTTTATATCGAAAGGAAGCGCTGTACCCTCTCGTGCTATATGTATCAATGGGAGCCCCTTAGCTTTTCTGTATCCTGCTTCATAAAAGACATTAGGATTGAGCCCGGTAAGATCGGCAATAGCAAGTTCATCGTTATCAAGATGATTAAAAATATCTTCATTTATGCTGTTTACAGTGAATTCTGTATCAGATCTGATAACATCATAATCAAATTCTTGGCATGCTGGTGTAACGATATATTTAAGCACAATATCTGAAATTCTTCTTATTTCGCTGCCTGCTTCTCCGATTGGACAAATTAAAAAGCATTTTTTTGACATCTTACATACCTCCTGTTAGATAACCATTTATTATTCATTGCCTTGATATTCTGAATTGCTTTCATCTGCATATCTCCAAACAAATCCGCCAGCGTGCTTGTAAACACCGTTGGCTGCATCTCTGATATTTTTAGGACTTATCCTATTTTCCCGTGCAGCAGAAGCAACTGTTTCATACCGCTCTATCAGTTCCATGTCATCGGATAGCTTCAAAATAGCTCGTCCCTGAACCTTTTTAGGCTTGTTGGCTGCCTGCTCTTTTTGAGCTTCCTTTTCCTGCCTTTTCATCTCTTTGAATTGACGTTCCCGCTGCTGATCAAGTTTTCTTATCAGCATATGGACGGCTTTATTTCTTCGTATCATCAATTTTTCACAGACGTAAATACTATCATCAAGCCGTTCTATACCCTCGTTCAGTATATCGATCTCATTATCCAGGTCCTTTATTTTGTGGTACGCCATTGCATATGATTCGTAAAGTGCAGGAGCACAGTAGCCGTTATATCTTGCCTCATCAAACAGCTTGATTGCTGCCTCTATGCTCTCGGCTTTTCGCAGGCTCTCCCCCTGCTCCCAATATGCAATGCCTTTATCGAAACCCTTGCCCTGATTATTCAGGTTTTTGATATCCTGTAATGAAACTCTTGAATTTATAGGATTTATGGTCAGCTGAGCCTGCATATTCTGATATTCGTTTTGCAGAAGCCTGATACGCTCTTTAACGTTGTTGATTTCCCGCTCTTTACGTTCTGCCTCTTCATTTTTCATATCGATCAGTTTCAGCAGTATCTCACCGCAAACCTTTGCATCTGAAGCAGCCCGGTGTTCATGGCTATTTACTATTCCAAAATAATTAGCCAATGTTTGTTGCTTATGGTTTTCTACCCAATAAATCATATTTTTAGACAGCCTAAGAGTGTCTATATATTTTATTTTTCCGTCATAGCCTAACCGCATAAGAGTTTCCGATAAAAAGTCCATATCAAATCTTGCATTATGGGCACACAAAATGGTCTGCATATCCAAAACATCGCCCCAGAAACTAATCAAATCCGAAAAAGCTCTCTTTTCAGACGGAGCAGTGCTTATCATTTCGTTTGTTATATGGTTTATTGCTGTTGCGGATTGCGGTATCAAAACATTGGGATTGACAAGCGTACTGAATGACTTAACAGGGGCACCGTTTTCAAAAACAACCGCTCCTATTTCTACAATTCTGTCAAAGGCGGAGCTTAGTCCTGTAGTCTCAACATCAAATGCTATAAATCTTTCTTTTATTTTGGAGATTTCATCATCTTCAACAAAATCCTCATATGTCAGAACAAGACCTCTCTTTTCAGGAGAAGATTGAACATTACTCGTAGGCGTGACAGGTGTGGAGCACTTCAACTCGGCATTTGCATCGGGACGATTATTTTTCAGAGCTTTCTGTTCTTTGATTTCACTTCTCCATTTTTCATCTTGTGCAGCTTCTTCACACTGCTTACATCTGCCATATTCATTTATTTGAAAAAACAAAAAATATTTACCGCATCTGTAGCACTTTTTGAACACAGAAATCACCTCGAAGCAAATATTTTGATTAAAGCACCTATAAGTAATAGAACTATACCAATTATTATAAGTAAGCTATTTTTGATCATAAACCCTGATAATAATGTCATGCCGCCAGCTGCAAAGCAAAAAAACAATGAAACGGTTTTTATAAAATGTCCGACAGTACCATGCGGCTCTTGCTGTTGCAGTTCCGTAGTAACTGATGGGGTTATACTTTTCGCTGGACTGATGTATTTTTCATTCGATTTATTGCGAAGATAATTCACATTGATATGATATAGAGATGCAAGCTCTTTAAGCACCTTGTCAGGGACATCTCTTTTTCCGTTTTCGTATTCTGAATATGATGACGGACTGATACCCAAATGTTCACTTAATTCTTTTTGCGTATATTTTCTAAAATATCTCTCGGCATATAGCCTTCGGGCTATTTCTTTATCAGGCATAAAAGCACCGTCCTTTTACATAGTTGTTGCTTTTCCATACTATACTTAGGCTCATATTATTTTATCAAAATACTCCCAATAAGCTTTTTATTGCCCATTTATTCGTCCACGATCTCTGTCGTGCCGAGCACCAAGCCAAAGCAGCGGCTGTCATCTGTGGTAGCAATATCCTTATACTTAGGATTTAAAGATATAAGCTTATCTCCGCCGTATTTCTTGACATAGCCCTTGCCGTCAACATCGAAAATACCTATCTGACCTATATCCACAGCAGGCTGCTTGCGAACAAGAAGATAATCCCCATTACTAAACTTAGGTTCCATACTGTCACCGTCAACACGCAGAATGAAATCTGCCTTACGGCTCTCCGGGGTTAGAGGCACGCTTACCTTTTCCCACTGTTCATAGTCTTCCAACTCATCGCCGAGACCTGCGGAAACAGGCGCATAATTTATGCTTATCTCAATAAGCTCGTCTCTGTTCGGCTCAGGCTTGTATGTGCACCGTTTATACTCAATATCAATAACAGCTGTTACCAGCTCCTTGCCGTATTCATCAAGAGTGCGGTATTTCTTTATGTATTCCTGCTCATTAAGCGAAACATTCATTGTGTTTCCATAATAATCAAGTAAATATGAAGCTGAAATACCCAGTACTTCACATAACCTTATTATCTTATCAGCATCAGGCTTATTAACATCCTTTTCCCAGTTGCTTATAACTGCTGCTGATTTTACATCTATCATTTTAGCCAGCTCTGCTTGTTTCAGCCCTTTGGCATCTCTTGCGTTTCTTATACGTTCGCCTAAACTCATGAGATCACATCCTTTATCCTTATAATAGCACAGTTGATACTCATTGTCAAGAAAAAAATCAAGATTTTCTTGAAAAAGGTATTGACAATTAAGTTTTTCTGATATATAATATAATCAATCAAGAATTTCTTGATTTTAACAGGAGGTGACCATATTGAGTGTAAATGAAGCGCTTAAAAGTGTGATAGCAGACAGCGGGCGCACCCAGACATGGGTCATTACACGGGTAAACAGCATCAATCCAAATGTCAATATGACAAAGAATAAGCTCTGCTCCGCACTTAACGGAAAGAGAAAAATCACGGGAGATGAGTTTATTGCCCTGTGTAAGGCGCTGGAAATCAACCCCGATTCCATTGCTGAGATGGTTATTGGTACTAAGGAAAGGAAGTGAGAAAATGATCAAACTAGTTATCAGAGGTAAGGAAATAACTCACATACGTGCCCTGCACATATCTGTATCGAGCGGCGAATTTAGCAATTATGTACTCTATGGCGACCCTCAAGACGGATTTCAGGAAGAGCACGTGCTTGCTTTCAGCGATGATGATATTGACGAGCTGGTTATCAAGGCTGAAAAACAACAGTCAAGGAGGTGAAAGAATGAACGAACTTATCAAAGTGAATTATACCGAAAGCGAACAGCCTACGGTAAGCGGCAGGGAGCTGCACGAAGCTCTTGAAGTTAAAACCGAATACAAGAAGTGGTTTGAACGTATGTCTGAATATGGATTTACCGAAAACGTAGATTTTATTAAGGTGACCCAAAAATGTCCGACCTCTTCCACAGGTCAAAGTATGACCGATCACCAGCTCTCCATAGATATGGCAAAAGAAATCTGTATGATACAGCGTTCCGAAAAGGGCAAGCGGTTCAGACAGTACTTCATTGATGTGGAAAACAAATGGAATACGCCCGAAGCGGTAATGGCAAGGGCTTTACAGCTGGCTAACAAAAAGCTTGATGAGATCAAGAACGCAAATAAGAAGCTTGAAACCACTGTTGCAGTTCAGACCCAACAGATAGCCGAGCTTCAGCCAAAAGCAAGCTATTATGATGTGGTTCTCAACTGCAAGGATCTGATATCCACAACTGAGATAGCCAAGGACTATGGGAAATCGGCGGTGTGGCTCAATGCTCATCTGCATGAAAGAAAAGTACAGTTCAAGCAGGGCGGCATATGGCTCTTGTATGCCAAGTATGCCGAAAAAGGTTACACCAATACCAAGACCCAGACGTACAACGGTAATGACGGTAACCCCCACACTAAGGTGCATACCTATTGGACACAGAAGGGCAGGCTGTTCATTTACGATCTGCTCAAATCTGAAGGAATTACCCCACTTATCGAGCAATAAGCCTATTTTCAGTATAGCACATTATCTGTCCCGAAATCAGGACAGAAAGGAGAAAATCATGGACAAGAACTATCCCACCAGAGAAATGATGTCCGAAAGCGGACGCAGGATCATACTCGTGAACGAGCCAAGCCCTGAGATTATGGCAAAATGCCTCAAGCGTATCATCGACAAGAAGCTGCTTGAAGCGGCTAAGGAAAAGGCAGGTGTAAAGTAATGAGCACATACAACGTATATGTCCACCTCAGGTTCAAGGGCGGCGCATTCAACGATGTGTACAGCGTATCGGCTGGGTCGAGAGAAGTTGCCGAAGCTAAGGCAAGGGACAGGATTTTCGCTGAAAACAGTCTTGACGATCTGGTCGAGGCGGTTATCACAGATTGCAAGGAGGTGTAAAAATGAAATGGTATATCCTTAGATACGCCTATGAGGGCAGGAAGTACAGCTGCCGCATTCAGGCACACAGCTTTGAGATGGCGAATGAATGCGCTCAGCAGTTTGTTGGTGCGGCACGTATTCTGTCACTCTCCGAATGCCCTGTGCAGGGGTAAACGATATGAGAGTGATGATAGATGCGCCCACGGTCAGGGCGCTGTCAGCCAATGAGCAGAGGGTGTACAAACTTCTGCGGCAGGGGTGCACGCCCAAGGATATAGCCGCACAACTGCATATATCACTGGGCAGCGCTGATTACATACCGATGAGCATACATGATGTGCTGCCCGATACAGTTGTTGGACTGATAACATCAATACGTGAAAAGGGCTGGGACATTCCCAGTGACAAGGAGGAAAATGAAATGGCGAAGTCACCAAAGTTCAGCGCCGAAGAGAAGCGCAGCATAGTAACTGAGTATAACTCAGGAGCAACCATGGCACAGGTTGCCGAGAAGCACGGGACAGTCAAGAGCACTGTGTACAACATTGTACAGGAGTACAAGAAGCACGGCGAGGCGGCATTTGAGGGCGCTGAGGCAGAAAAAGAGCCTGCAGCGGCGGCAACCGTTACAAGCTCTGAGCAGGAAACGTGTGACAACATTCCTGCGGATATTGTATCACCTTCCGAGGAAAATGTCAAGAACACGCCTGCTATTCCGCAGTCGGTAAAGGAAGCATGCTGGGAACGAATCGCAAACCTCAAGGAGCAGATTGCCGCTGAACAGGCTGTCATTGATGACTGGACAAGGCAGGTTGAAGAGATTGAGGCTTTTCTTGACCTGAATAAGGAATAAGGCATTTAGGAGGATTTGTCAAGTGAAAGTTTTAATAGCCTGCGAGGAAAGTCAGGCAGTGTGCATTGCGTTTCGTGCCAAAGGACATGAAGCGTATTCAGCAGACATACAGGATTGTTCAGGCGGTCACCCCGAATGGCACATCAAGGGCGATGTTCTGCCGATCATCAACGGCAATGCTGGTTTTTTAACAATGGATGGAACTGCACACCGTATAGACGGCAAATGGGATTTGCTGATAGCGCACCCACCGTGTACATATATGTCAAATGCAGGAGCGTGCAGAATGTACCCGCAAAAGGGATTGATAAATGCAGAGCGGCTAAAAAAAGCATTGGAAGCTAAGAAATTCTTTATGGAATTTTATAACGCAAACTGCCCGCAAATATGTATTGAAAATCCAATGCCGATGAAAGTCGTTAATCTGCCAATCGAAAATCAGCGCATCCAGCCCTATCAGTTTGGAGAACCTTGGAGCAAGAAAACTTATTTGTGGCTTAAAGGGCTGCCATGCTTAAAGCCTACCAAAATTTGCACAGATTATAAACCATTTGTGCCAAGCGGCACGGGAAGAAAACTTGGCGGGGACAGCTATGGCGCACGAAACTGTGCACACGACAGCAAATCCCGTTCTAAAACCTTTCCGGGCATTGCTAAAGCCATGGCGGAACAGTGGGGGTAAATCCCCCAAACCAACGAACAAATGTCACTTTTTGAGGAGGAATAAAAATGGAAACAAACGACATAATACAGGCTCCTGCTCAGAGCAGCGCCGCAATATCGGAAATTGTGCAGCAGCCTTCCACAAATATAGTTGCTGATTTTTCAAGAGCATATAAGCTCGCAAAGGTAATCTCTACAGCGGATATAATACCCGATAACTACAAAAACAAGCCTGCCGACTGCGCCATCGCTGTAGATATGGCTGACAGAATGGGTGTATCTCCAATGATGGTCATGCAAAACCTTTATGTGGTCAAAGGAAAGCCCTCATGGAGCGGGCAGGCTTGCAAGGCTCTCATTGAAGGCTGCGGCAAATTCAAGCCGGGCAGCGTCCGACCTGTATATATCGGCACAAAGGGCACCGATGACCGAGGCTGTTATCTGTCGGCTGTATGGGCTGACACGGGTGACAGGGTGGAAGGCCCCGAGGTCACACTGAAAATGGCGAGGGCTGAGGGGTGGCTCGGTAAAAATCCAAAATGGACGAATATGCCTGAGCTTATGCTTGCATACAGAGCATCATCGTTCTTTGCGAGAGTATATTGCCCCGAAGTCCTTATGGGCGTACACGTTGAGGGTGAGGTTGAGGACATTCAGCCCGCCGAGAGAATCGAACTGTAACGGAGGATATGAAAAATGAAAGCTACCAAGATAAAAATAAAGAACCTTTTCGGCATTACCGAGACCGAGCTTGACGGCAGATCGGTTGAAATAACAGGCACAAACGGCACGGGCAAGACCTCGGTAATTGATTCTATCAGATACGCCCTTACAAACGGAAGCTCCCGTGATTATGTTATCCACAAGGGAGAAAAAGAGGGCGAGATCATTGTTGAGACTGACACAGGTATTTACATCAATCGTAAGAAGCGCACCGAGCAGGCTGATTATAAATCCGTAAAGGACTGCGGCAAGGAAGTATCTTCTCCCGAAAACTTCCTCAAACAGCTCTTCACTCCCCTGCAGCTTGACCCTGTGGCATTCACGCAGATGACTAAAAAGGAGCAGAACAGGGCCATTCTTGACCTCATCGAATTTCCCTGGGACCTTAACTGGATAAATCAGCAGTTCGGTGAGATACCGCAGGGCATTGATTACAGCCAGAACATACTGCAGGTACTTTCGGATATCCAGTCCGAAAATGGGGACTATTTTAAGCGCAGGCAGGACATCAACCGTGATATCCGCAATCAGAAGGCGTTCATCGAGGATATCGCCAAAGATATACCCGAGCATTTCAATGCGGAGGAATGGGAGAATTTCGACCTTGCGGAAGCGTATAAGAAGATAAACAGCGCCAGGGAACACAACAGCCGTATTCAGCGTGCAAAGGCGTTCAAGGACAGTTATGCCAACAAGATAAGGGGCTTTCAGGGCGAAAAGGAATCCGCTGTAGCTGCCGAAAAGATGGCGATATCCAACCAGCGTGAAGCTATTTTGAAATCTATCGAACGCATGAAAGCGGAGATCGCAGCCAATGAGAACAAGCTTGCTTCCCTTGACGGGATACTTGCGGATAAGATAGCACTTGCGGAAAGCCGTTATAACGAAAATGTGGCAAGGCTTGATTCTGACATCAAGGTCGCAGATGAATATGCTGACAAAACACCCGTTGACACGGCTCCCCTTGAACAGCAGGCAACATATGCCGAGCAGATGAAGAAGTATATCAACGAATACAACCGTATGAAAACTATGCAGGAAGAGGTCAAGGAGCTTACCGCCGCTTCGGACAAGCTTACAGCAAAGATAGAGCTTGCCCGCAGTCTTCCCGGAAAGATACTCGAAACCGCTTCTATCCCCATTGAGGGCTTCACGGTGGAGAACGGCATTCCCCTTATACACGGTCTCCCCGTTTCCAACCTCTCAGAGGGTGAACAGCTTGAGCTTTGCGTTGACGTTGCTCTGAGCAAGCCCAACAATTTACAGATAATTCTCATCGACGGCGCCGAAAAGCTCAGTGCGGAAAACCGTGAAAAGCTGTACAACAAGTGCAGGGAAAAGGGTGTGCAGTTCATCGCCACAAGGACAACTGACAGTGCGGAAATGGAGGTAACATATTTATGATACCCCACAGCATAACTCAGACCGACTATTTTTCGCCGGAGAACAATCTGAAATATATGGGCGTGTCTCAGTTCAAAAGCTTTGAAAAATGTGAGGCGGCAGCCCTTGCGGAGCTGCACGGTGAATATGCTCCCGAAAAGACTACCGCACTTCTTGTAGGCTCGTATGTCGATGCACATTTCGAGGGCACGCTTGATATTTTCAAGGCAAAGAACCCCGAAATATTCAAGCGTGACGGTGCGTTGAAAGCTGAATATAATCAGGCGGATTACATAATCAACCGAATCGAACGAGACAGCTTTTTTATGAAGGCTATGGACGGAGAAAAGCAGAAAATTATGGTGGGCGAGATCGAAGGCGTGCCTGTCAAGATAAAAATTGACAGCTATCGGGAGCACAAGACCATAGTTGACCTCAAGGTCATAAAGGACTTTTCCCCCATATATGTAAACGGCAGAGGCAGGCTCAGCTTTTATGAAGCATGGGGCTATGACATTCAGGGCGCTGTATATCAGGAGATAGTAAGGCAGAACACAGGGGAAACTCTCCCCTTTGTCCTTGCTGCAGCCACAAAGGAAAAGGAGACCGACTTACAGGTCATAAGTCTGGATCAGGCTGAGCTTGATGCGGCTATGGAGATCGTCAAGGCAAATATCGGAAGATATGCGGCAATAAAGTCTGGAAAGGAAGAACCGACCAGATGCGGACACTGTGATTACTGTAAATTCACTAAACAGCTTGACAAGGTCCTGACCTCGGAGGAGTTTAAAAGTGACTATACAGATTGATACCAGAGAAAAATCAAGAGCCATTAAACAGATAGTGAGCTATTTTGATGAAACAGGCATTCAGCATTATACGTCAAAGCTTTATGTAGGCGATTATATGAGCCTTGACAATCCGAGGGTCGTAATTGACCGCAAGCAGAATTTACAGGAAATATGCGGTAATGTCTGCCAGCAGCACGAAAGGTTCACCAATGAGCTTAAACGTGCACGGGAAAATGGGATAAAGATCATTATTCTTTGCGAACACGGAAGCAATATCAAGACACTTGCAGATGTTCAGAGGTGGGTAAATCCCCGCCTCAGAACGTCTCCCAAAGCTGTCAGCGGAAAGCAGCTTTTCAAGATACTCTTTACCATTGGTCAGCGGTATGATGTTGATTTCGTATTCTGCGACAAGCGTATGACAGGCTATATGATAGCCAAAATTTTAGGAGGTGCAATATGAACAGAGTGTGTTTAATGGGACGTCTTACATCAGATCCTGAACTGCGGCAGACTGCGTCCGGCATATCTTCCTGCAGCTTTAATATAGCTGTTGACAGAGGCTTTAAGGATCAGAACGGCGAGCGGCAGACCGATTTTATCGGCTGTACGGCGTGGAGGCAGACTGCGGAATTTATCGGCAGATACTTTTCCAAGGGCAAGATGATAGGCATTGAGGGCGCTCTGAGAACGAGGAATTACGACGATAAGCGTTACCCCGATGTAAAGCATTATGTTACCGAGGTGCTTGTGGATCATGCCTATTTCGGCGGTGACAGCGGCGGAAACAAAAGCTCTTCCCCTCCTCAGCGAAACAATACGGCAGCGGCTGCACCTGCTCCCGTTCCTGCCGACCTTTCGGACTTTGAGGAAGTAGTCAGCGACAGCGATCTTCCGTTCTGAGTCTGAGGTGGTCTGAATGCCGAAAAAGAAGAGCTTTATCCTTTATGCGGAGTACATCAGGCAGGTGCAGATACTTTCCGATGAAGATGCAGGCAAGCTGTTTAAAGCTATTCTGGAATATGTCAATACAAAAGAGCTGCCTACCCTCGATGGTATGGCAGCAATGGCATTTTCCTTTATTGCCAATCAGCTTGACGGCGATTTACAGCGATACAACGAAGTATGCCAGAAGCGTGCTGAAAATATCAAAAAGCGCTGGGCAAAAGATAGCGACAACACTTCAAAGCCTGTTGTCAGCGACAAAGAAGATATACATTTGAATACAAATGAATACAAATGTATTCAAAACGATACAAACGCATACAAAAAAATACAAATGGATAGTGATACTGATACTGTAACTGATACTGTAACTGATACTGATACTGATACTGTACTACGTAGTAGTGTTAGTAGTAAGGTGCCCGCAAGGGGCACACACAACAACGTACGACTGACAACGGAACAATACAAATCGCTTTGCGATAAATACGGAGACACGATAGTCAATGCGTACGTTGATAAAATCAGTGAATACATAAAATCCAGCGGCAAGAAGCCGTATCGTAATCACTACAACACAATAGTCAAGTGGATAGAGGAAGACGGCGCAAAGGCACAGCCTTCCAAGCAGCCGTCATTCGACCTTGACCTGATCGTAAATCATGCAATCAAAAATAAACCGGAGGTGTAAATTGAAGAAATGTTTTTCCGATCCGGCTGTTTTCAAGCAGCTGGAGACCGACTGCTATAATGCAGGCTGCAAGGGTCAGATAATTGATTGCTCTGAGTTTCCTGCGGCTGAGTACAGATATTTTGCACGACTTTGCGGCGTATATGCGATGTTTAAAAGCAAAGCCATAAGTCTGGAGCAGGCTGCTGCCGAAAAGCAGCGCCTCCTGTCTCAGTACAACGAGGATATCAAGCAGCGATTTCTTTATGTCGATGCGTGCCGAAAGCACCAGGAGGCTATCAAGGCGACTGAGAGCCTTTGCACAGCTCTCTGCAAGGCTCCGCTGAAACTTCCCGAAGATGTTACCGAGGCTCTGAGGACTGCGCTTGCTGTGATATCTGCGGCAAGATGTGAAACCGTCACCGAAAAGACTGTTTTGCAGAAACTGAACGCCATGAGCACAACAAAACCAACGACAAGCCCACAGAAATGAACTGTATGAGACTTTACTGATGTGGGTAGGGTAAATCCACGTCAAAACACAAAGTGCCTAAAAATGGCATTTAAATTGAAATAAGGAGGATATAAAAATGACTATCAATGAATATCAGAAGGAGGCTATGCGCACAGCAAGCGGCATAGACTATGAACACAACGGAATGCTGATAAATGCAGCTCTCGGACTGTGCGGTGAGAGCGGAGAGGTTGCCGACATTGTGAAGAAGGCAACATTCCAGGGGCATGAGTTTGACAAGGAACATATCGCAAAGGAGCTGGGGGACGTTGCTTGGTATCTGGCAGTAGGCGCTCAGGCTATCGGATATGACCTTGAAACTGTTTTCCAGATGAATGTTGACAAGCTCAGAGCGAGATATCCAGATGGATTTAGTGCAAACAAGAGCTTGCACAGGAAAGAGGGCGACATATGATGATGTTTCTGGGCGGATTTCTGATAGGTTTTATCATCGGTATAACGGTAATTGCGGTTATTGCGTGTGTGATGGCTGCGGGAAATTCAGAAAAAATTGATAACAAAAAATAACAGGAGGAGGACGTGTTTTATGGCAAGGAGAATTACGAAGAAACTCACAAAAGGTGATGAAATCAGACAGATGTCTGACCGAGAGCTGGCAGAGTGGATCAATCAGCATGAAAGAGCCGCATTCATCACAGCTATTGATGGAGGAGCAATGAGGTTCGGAAAAACTAACATTGAATTCTGGACAGGCTATTTTGGAAGTCCGGTCGGAGAAGATTACGATGGCTGAAAAGTTGATAAAATCCAAAGAAAGAGTGCAGAAATTTGCAGAAGTATATACGCCTGCGCATATTGTTAAGGATATGTGTGACCTTATTCCCGAGACACTATGGGATAATATTGAACGTCGATTTCTGGAGCCTGCCTGCGGAAGCGGAAATTTTCTTGCAGAAATCTTTGAGCGAAAGCTCACAAGATGCAAATGCGAACCTGAGGGGCTTGTGGCGCTCAGCAGCATTTACGGCATTGACATTTTGCCTGATAATGTGGAAGAGAGCAGGCAGCGGCTGTTTGATATGTTTATAAAAGCTTTTCCCCAAGCCACTGTTGGGTATTTGATGCTTGCGGAGCTGATACTTGAAAGAAATATCATTTGTGGCGATAGTCTGGAAATTATGAAAAAAAAGGAAACGGAACGGAGGCGTGACCATGAGTAAATTTGATTTTGACGCATTTACGGGAGATTATCCCGTTGCTGTGAGCAAGGAACGCTACACCGAACAAGAAGCCGTTGAAATCGCTAAGCGTGAATTGGGCGAGGAAAAAGTAACTGTGTTTGACGGATACGTCCGTTTTGGATTTGGGACTGACCCTGATGACCCTTGTGCCAAACCACGAAACACTTGGTGGCTGGATATAGGCAAAAGTTGTCCGAAAGGCTGTTGCCCCGTGTGGGCGTTTTGCAGAGTGAGGAGGGCTGACAATGACAGAAAAAGAGAAACTTGTTAATTTGCTTTTGAGCGGTGAGCTTGAAGCCTCGAATAAGGGCATTTTTAATTGCACACCACAAGGCGAATATAAAGCAGAAATTGTAGCAGATTTTCTGTTACAAAATGGTGTGAGTGTTATTCCTATAAAGCATGGGCATATCGTGTGGAAAGAATATCACAAAGGCGGTATCAGGAGGAGAAAATGCCTGCAGGAAATTAAATCCGTTTACATCGAGCAGCAAATGCCCTGTAAGCATATTGCCATAACAGACGAAAGATATTTATCCAAAGACCCTTACTGTTCAGAGTGTGGAAAGCTGTTAGGCGAATTTCTGAACTATTGTGGAAACTGTGGGGCTAAGATGGACGGAGGCAAGAGCGATGAGTGAAACAAGACCGAGTATGCTCAGGTCGTGCAGGGTATGGCTGGAGAGCAGGAGGGATATACCGGGTGACAAGCTGGCGTGTATGACTGCACTTATCGGCAGGGCTGCTGAAAGGGAGACGGTCAGGGTCGGCAGGAATGCCCGGTGCCCTGCCTGCGGAGGAAAGATACCCATGGCATCAAAATTCTGCATGCACTGCGGTCAGCGTGTGAAGATAACGGAGATAGCCGAAAAAAGCGGTCAGCGCCACATGCTCTATTCCACTGCCGAGCTTGAACGTGCCGTAGAGCTTCACCGCTCGGGGCTGACGTGGGCGCAGGTGGGAGCGGAAATGGGGCGCAGCAAGGAGGCTATACGCTCCTCGGCAAGCAGGTATATGAGGATAAAGGCGGCAAACGAAAGGAAGGTATGAGAATGTTGTGGGACTACAGGTATGCAGATTATATTTTCAAAGAGCCTGCGCCCGATATCAGTGTTTATGCAGAATACTGCATCAGGCGCCGCAAGCACGTCAAAAGGCGCATGAGGCAGTACGGGAGAAAGTGAGGTAAGGCATTTGAAGGATATCGTTATGAAAATTATCGGGTCGCCGAAGTTTTTCCCTGCGGTGCTGATCCTGCTTGATCATGAGCCGCACCCAAATGGTATGCGGTCATACATACCGTCTCATGGGCTTAAACGTCCTATAACAGTTCGTGAGATTGTTCCTGCGAAAACATGGCGCATAAACCCCAAAGCACCGCAGAGCTGGCGCTATGTCACTGAGTACTGGTGGATTTAAGGAGGCGGCCCAAATGTCCAAATGTAATACCTGTGTTTATCGCTTCCGTGACGAGCATCGAACAGCCTGGAGGAGAAAGTAGGGAGCGGACGTGAACGTAATGATATCTACAAACAGAACAAAAGGAGTGATCCGATGGCAGAGTACAAAGGCTGTTTGAGCCGTGAGCAGACATTACAGGCGTGGCACGCACAGAAGAGCGGCAAGTCAATCGTATCTGTAGCTATGTCATTTAACGTCGATGTATCAACGCTGTATCGGTCATATCAGCATTATGGATTTCAACCGCCAATTTACAGGAAAGGAAGAAAAGGCAATGGCTAAGGAATACGCAAAGTCATTTTACAAGTCCGACAAATGGCTGCAATGCAAGAAGTCGTTTATTGCTGAGCGGCGTGCTATTGACGGCGGATTATGTCAGCGCTGCCGCAAAAGATATGGCTACATAGTACATCACAGGCAGCACATAACACCCGAAAACATTACAGACCCGATGGTCACGTTATCACACACCAATTTGGAATACCTTTGCCAGGAGTGTCACAATAAAGAGCACTTTGGCGATGCGGGTCTGAGGTACATGATCGGCGAGGATGGGCAACCTATATCCCCCAGTATGGTTGACAATAGACTTCCCCCTCGGGACCGATTGCAGAGATGGAAAGAACACACAGGGAAGTTTTGAGACCCCCCTACCTAAAATCTACAGAAAGGAGCTATCAGATTGGTCAGGTATCCTAAAGATTACAGCCCCATTATGGAGTACTATAGCCAGATAGAGGACGGCAAAGTTACTGTGTCCAGGAAGGTACAGCGGATCTACCGAAAGTTAGCCGAAGACCTCTCGGGGAGCACGGGTGCTGACGGTACCATGTATCACTATTCCTCTTCACGGGCTAATCATATACTTGAGTTTGCGGAAAACTATTGCAGGCACTCAAAGGGCAAGCTCGGTGGACAGTTGGTTGTACTAGAGCTGTGGGAAAAAGCTATGCTTGCAGCTATGTTCGGATTTATTGATGATGAGGGGCGGCGGCGATATCGAGAGGTTGTCCTGATAGTGGCTAAGAAAAACGGCAAGTCGCTGATAAGCTCAATAGTGGGTCTGTACTTGCAGGTCGGGGACGGCGAGCCGGGCGCAGAGGTCTATGCTGTGGCCACCAAAAAGGACCAGGCTAAGATAATCTGGGGAGAGGCTAAGCGAATGGTAAATAAGTCGCCGGAGCTTCGCAAACTGATAAAGCCCCTTGTGGGGGAAATGGACTGCGCTGTCAATGAAAGCGTGTTTAAACCGCTGGCATCTGACACCGACACCCTCGACGGTCTGAATGTTCATGGGGCATTGATGGACGAGGTACACCAGTGGCGTGACGGCATGGCGCTGTATAACATAATTGCAGACGGCACAACGGCACGAGAACAGCCTATGACACTGATAACCACGACGGCGGGCGTTGTCCGTGAAGATATCTACGACAACAAATATGGGTATGCCGCAAAGGTGATAATCGGCTACGATGATCCCGATGCAGGCATTGTTGATGACCATTTTCTTCCGTTTATTTACGAACTTGACGCCCGAGAGGAGTGGGAAGATGAACGCTGCTGGCCAAAAGCCAATCCGGGACTGGGAACGATAAAAAATATCAGGCAGCTCAGGGATAAGGTCAGAAAGGCGCAGCAATCGCCCGATTTACAGCGCAATCTTTTGTGCAAGGAATTTAATATCAGGGAAACGTCGGGCGGCTCGTGGCTGTCTTTTGACGATATCAACAACGAAACACTTTTTGACGTGGCAGAGATCAGACCACGCTACGGAGTTGGCGGCGCTGACCTTTCAAGTACCGATGACCTGACGGCGGCATGTGTGATATTCATGCTGCCTGAATGTTCGGACATTTACGTTATACCGATGTTCTGGATACCTGCCGATCTGGTCGAGAGGCATATAAACGAGGACAAGGTAAGATATGACATCTGGATAGATAAAGGCTGGGTCAGGACCTGCCCCGGCAACAGAATAAATCCCGATGCCGTCAGGGAATGGTTTCTCGAAGTCCAGAGCGAATATGACATTTATCTGAACCTTGTGGGATATGATTCGTGGAGTGCCGAGCTGTGGGTGAATGAAATGAAAAGAAGCTTTGGCGACAGCACCATGCGCCCCGTGATACAGGGCAAGAAAACGCTTTCCAATCCTATGAAGATGCTCGCAAAGGACCTGCAGGCACACAAGATAATATACAACAACAACGGCGTGCTGAAATGGTGCATGGCAAACACCTGTGTTGATGAGGACAGGAACGGCAATATCCAGCCCATAAAGAGCCGAAAGCCGACCCAGCGTATAGATGGCCTTGCGGCACTGTTGGACGCATACACCGTTTTGCAGGATAACCTTAACGATTATCTGAGTGTGATTTAAAACAGGCAAAGGGGTCGAAATCGAGGGGGCTAAGAATACAGCTTTAAGCGCACCTTGTCTTTCTGTGAGGCAGGGTGCGCTTTTGTAACTGCAAAATCTGAGGGGCATTTTTATTGTAAAATTATAATTGAAGCAAAGTAATTTGAGAAATGAGGTGAACATCACGGCTTGCAAATACGCTGAAAAATGCTGCCACCATAACGCATGGTGGTGTGACTTCAACTCTGCCGCCTGTGATGTGCGCAGAAAGCATGAATGTGCCGAACGTGATACTGAGGGAAAACGTGCAGGCAAAAGCACTGCCACTCCCGACAAGCAGCGTAAAAAGGCGGTGAAGCAGTAATGAGCTTTTTTGCTACTGTAAGGGACAGAATTGCCCGATTTTTCGGCAGAAGCGGTTCATCGGCAACTGTGATGAAGCTTATGACCGACAAGGGGGACACTGGATATTTTGCGTTTGACGGAAAGCTGTATCATTCCGATGTTGTGCGGTCGGCTGTACGTCCGCTGGCATCTGCTGTCGGCAAGGCAGTAGGCAAGCATATACGCCACTGCATAAACGATGACGGCGATGAGGATATCAAGGTCAATCCTGAGGCGTATATCCGATTTCTGTTATCGGAACCCAATCCGTATATGACAGGCCAGGAGCTGCAGGAGCGCCTTGCGTCACAGCTTGCGCTGAACTCAAACGCATTTGCTCTGATAATCCGTGACAGCCTCGGATACCCTGAACAGATATATCCCATTACGGCATACAGCGTCGTAAAAAGATATGACAGGGAGCGGAACCTGTATCTGGAATTTATGCTCAATAACGGCAAAAATGTTGTATTCCCGTACAGTGACATCATTCATCTGCGAGACGATTTCTACACCGATGATATTTTCGGCACGCCAAAATATGAGGCCCTGCTTCCATTGATGGAATGCGTTTCGGCTATTGACAGCGGCATAATTACCGCTATCAAAAATTCGGGCATCATTCGCTGGCTGCTGACCTACAATGCAGCGCTGAGAGACGAGGATCTTAAACGCCAGGCGAGAAATTTTGCGGCACAGTTCCTCGAAAGCTCGGAAACTATGGGCGTTGCGGCTGTGGACAGCAAGGCAAAAGCTGAGCAGATATCGCAGAAGGAATATGTTCCGCCTTCTTCTTCGGTAAAATTGATCACGGACAGAATTTACAGCATTTTCAACACAAATTCTGCTATAGTCAATTCAGACTGGACAGAAGACCAGTGGAACGCATATTATGAATCCAACATTGAGCCTGTGCTGCTGAAATTTGCGGCGGCATACACCAACAGGATATTTTCACGTCGAGAACGTGGCTGCGGCAATGAGATCGTGTTTGAAAGCTATAATCTGGCGGCGGCAAGCATTGAAACAAAGCTGAATCTGCGTGAAATGGTTGACCGTGGAGCTATGACCACAAATGAATGGCGTGCTGCTTTCGGCATGGCAGCTGTACCGGGAGGAAACAAACTGCTGCTGCGTAAGGACACAGGCGTTATAACGGAAGGCGGTGAGAGTGATGAGAACGATTGAGATAAACGGCAGTATCGTTGATGATGATTATGGCTCTATGTACGACAGATACGGCATTGCGGCGACATACCCCAAGAAAGTGAAGTCACAGCTTGCCGAGGCTGAGGCTGACGGTGACGATGTTGAAATAAACATCAATTCGGGCGGCGGTGATGTATTCGCAGGGTTTGAAATATACACTGCCATTCTCGGCTACAAGGGCAATGTCCGCATAAACGTTACGGGGCTTGCGGCAAGTGCGGCAAGCGTTATCATGTGTGCGGCTGACTGCCGTATATCTCCCGTAGGAATGGTCATGGTACACTGCTCCAGCTGCTATGCAGGCGCAGGAGACCACAAATATCTGGAAAAGATGGCCGACATGCTCAAAAACATCGACGAATCCATTGCAAGTGCATATGTCACTAAAACAGGCATGAGCAAGGGAAAGGCTGTCGAGCTGATGAACGATACCACATGGCTGACGGCTGAAAAGGCTGTTGAGCTGGGACTGTGTGACGGCTACATTGCAAAAATCAATACTTCGGGGAATAAGCCGGAAGGGACACCGACCGATAATAAGCTGAAGAATGATAAAGCTGCTGCGGCAAAAGCCAAAGCAAGATTTTTAATGATGAGAGGAGAAATGCAAAATGTTTGAAAAGCTTAAGGCACAGAGAGCTGAACTGATGGCTGCTGCCAATCAGATGATCGAGGACGGTGACATTGATGGCGCAAACGCCAAAATGGACGAGATCAAGGCGCTCGACGATAAGATCAATGCTCTGCTCGTTGCCAAGAAAAATGCTGATGCCCTTTCCAATGCTGCGCCTGCTGTTGATATCTGCGGCGAGAGCACCGTTCCTGCGGGAACATCAGCCGAGGGCAGTATTGACCTGGGTCTTATGGGCACTGACAACGGCACGGAGAACGACGCAGCCGAAAGAAAGTATGAAAATGCCTGGGCAAAATGGGCTGTCAAGCCCGAAACTATGTCCGTCGAGGACGTGGCTGTTATGAAGGCGTATAACGCAGCATTTACCACCACTACCACAAGCGCAGTTATCCCCAGCACGCTTATGAAGGGCATTCTTGATGATGTATCGGAGGCATATCCCTTCTATGCGGACGTTTTCAAGACCTATGTCAAGGGCACTGTTACATTTGCCAAGGATACCGCATCTTCCGATGCAGCATGGTACGACGAAAGCACTTCCACCGCTGATGGTTCGGAGACCTTTGCAACTATCACCCTGAACGGCTGTGAGCTTGCCCGTTCTATCACAGTTTCCTGGAAGCTCAAGGAAATGAGCATCTCGGAATTCCTGCCCTACATCAGAGCAAAACTTTCCGAAAAGATGGGAGCGGCTCTCGGATACGGCGTACTGAGAGGCAGAGGCGTTGCCGCTTCCTCAGAAAGCTCTCCCTGGAAGCCTGAGCCTCTCGGCATTCTCACACAGCTTGCCAAGAGTACATATTCGGCGCAGAACATCGCCGTTGCAAATCCTACCGCCCAGCAGATGATTGCTGCCTTCGCCGCTGCCAACGCTGCCATCGACGCAAAGTACGAGGCAGGTGCGGCATATTACATCAATTCCAAGACCCTCTGGGGCAGAATTGCATCTCTCTGCGATACTGTAGGCAGACCTATTTTCACAGTGTCCTCCGATGTAGCCAACAGTGTAGTCGGCCACATTCTCGGCAAGGCTGTAAAGCTTGATTCTGCCGTACCTGACGACAAGATACTCGTGGGCAACGCAAAGAACGGCTATGCTGTCAACATCAACAAGGACGTTACCTTAAACACTGAGGACCACGTGAAGCAGAGAAACACTGACTATGCGGCATATGCGATAGTTGATGGCGCTCCTCTTGCCGAAAAGGCGTTTGCGCTTATCAGCCTTAGCTATACTGCCTGAGAAATGAGGTGTAATGTATGACGGCAGAGGAACTGACCGAAAAGGTAAAAGCCGCAATGGGGATACTTACCGATGACGCTGATACCAACAATCAGCTGCGGATAAAGGCTCTCGCCGTTATGCGTTACATAAACAACGGCGGTGGAGCTGTTACGCTGGATAATGCCTCTGAGTATGAAATACAGTGTATAGCGCTGGGAGTGAATGACCTTCTGAACCAGAACGGCACTGAATTTTCCGAGGGCTTTAAGGCTATGGCAAGTCAGCTGCAGCTGAGGGGTGATGATAATGACAAGGTATAATTTCATCACTCCAATACTGCTCCGTGCGGGAAGAGAGGCCCCGTCACGAAAGGTGCTTGCGGACAGGGCAAGCATTACGCAGCAGGAATTTTTCCACGCTGACGCTGACAGAGCCATTGGCATAAAGCCCAAGCTGTGTATGCGGCTGCGGTCGTTTGAGTACAGGGGTGAAAAGCTGTGTGAATACAGCGGCGTTGTATATTCCGTTTACAGGACATATGACAAGGACGGTATCACAGAATTGTATCTGACCCCAAAGGCTGGTGAGCAGAATGTCAAAACGTGATCCATTCAACTACAAATATGAGAGCATGGCTGATTTTTCAAAGGCGGTTGCTGCAAGGTTCGGGCTGCACTATGCTGACCAGATAAAGGCGCTGGACAAGATCACCAGGAAGACCGCCAAAGAGATGGCAAAAGCCATTGAAGAGGCTGCGCCCAAGAAAACGGGAACATATGCAAAAGGCTGGACGATCTACGGTGAACAGCACATTGAATATGTGAAAGGTCTTGACACGCTGAAAACCACATACACCGATTTCACGGTATATAACAAAAGCAGATATATGCTGACACATCTGCTGGAGGACGGTCACAATGCAGGCAAAGACCAGCACTGGGTACCAGGCAAGCCGCATATTGAAAAGGTCGTGCGTGAATTCAACGACATTTACATTGACCGCATTGCGGACGCTTTCGAGGGATAAGCCATGAGATTATCAGATGTTAAAAAATTAGTTTGCGAGGCGGGTATCCCATGCTACAAATGGGTCGTGCCTGACCCGGAAGATGTGCCCTTCCCGCACGCCTGCGTTGCCAAAATAGGCAGCGGAAACAATTTATATGCAGACAACGGCGTTTATTTTCCTGTAGCTACATGTCAGATGTATCTGGCTATGTACGATGACGAGCGGCAGGAAGATATTGAATATGCTGTTGATAAAATTTTTGATGACAACAATATTCCCTATACATACATCATGGGATACAACAGGGACGAAAATATTGTTGTAAAAACCTATACGTTTGAAATTCCAGAGGAGGTAACGGATAATGAATAAGGTAAAGTTTGGCCTTTCCAATGTACACGTACTGTTTATTGACAAGTACGACCCCGAATCAAAAACATACACATTCGAGAAGAAGGCAGGTGAAACCAACAAGGTGAACATCATGCCTATTCCCGGTGCGGTAAATATCAGTCTGGATCCTCAGGGCGACAAGTCAGAATTTTACGCAGATGACATTGCGTATTTCGTTAAGAACGCAAACACAGGTTATTCGGGCGACCTTGAGATCGCAACGATACCCGACTGGTTCCGCCAGAAGGCTCTCGGCGAGATCGTTGATAAAAACGGTGTACAGCTTGAAAGTGCAGATGCTGTAACAAAGGAATTTGTAATGATGTTCGAGGTCAATGGCGATGTGACAAAGACCAGATTCATCACATACAGAAATACGATTTCCCGTCCCTCTATCAAGGGCCAGACGGTGGAAAGCTCCATCACTCCCAGCACTGATGCCATGACTATCACCGCAATGCCCCGTGAAAACGATCATTTCACCGTCGGACATATTTCGGGCGATGTTACCGATGCGACCGCAAAGGCAGCATATGCGGCATGGTACACAGATATGCACGAGCCTAATGTAGATGATAGCGGCGAATAATTTCGGAAGGTGAGACAGGATATGATAATTCACGGATTATCTGAATGCTATTATGTGTTCGGCGGAGAATTAAAGCCGCTCAAAGCGGCTGTCAGCCTGTCGCTTTCCCCGAAAGTTACCGTTGAATTTGATAAGCGTATCAGAGGCAGCGGAAAAGGTGTCAAATATATCAAAGAGGGGTATGACGGCAGCATTGAGCTGGGCGTTATGCCCCTCGATTTTTATAAGGATATATTCGACTGGGAAAGCGACGATGACGGCACATTTACCGAGATATATATTTCCGCAAACAGCATGAATGATTTCTCGCTGATATATACCGCAAACGGTCAGAGAGAGATATTGTGGTCATGTGAGGCAGGACAGCCGGAAATAAAGCGTAAAACAAACAGCAAGGGCATAGAGGTGCAGACCATATCTATCCCTATTTACGCCCGACGCAACAGTCAGCGGAAAATACGCAGCATAAACCAGAATGCGGACAGTACGGCGTACAAGACGTTTTTTGGCTTCAAGGGGGTTTAATATGGCTGTTGAAAAGACTATACGCTATAGCAGCGGACAGTTTAATATGAGGGCAAGCGCTGCCGTGCTGATAGCATACAAAGAACAGTTCGGCACCGAATACACGGAAGATTTTACGGCAGCAGGCAAATCCCCGCTTACAGCCATAAAGGTAGGATACCGCCTTATATGGGCTATGGCGAAATGTGCGGACAGGAACATTGCCGACCCTGATATCTTTCGGAAAGATCTCGGAGATGATTTTGATTTGCTTTCGGCCGTGGAAGCTGCTGCCGACCTGATGCAAAAAAGCCTTGGCATATACGGCGCCGATGACGGCTGCAATGATAATAATGCTGACACAGGAGATGCAGAGAGCGATGAGCTGTCGGAAAGACTGACAATATCAGCCCTCCGCTGCGGCTTCTCGGTCGCTGACCTGAACGATATATCGGTTGGATTTTTGCTGCGCTGCATAGAAAATACAGGCGGCGGAAAGAAGCATAAGGCAGAGAATGAAGTCCGTGAAGCGACTGCTGACGATGTGGCGTCGTTTGTAAAATTCCTTGGGGGATGATGTAATGGCAAAGAAGAAAATTGCAGGTATTACCGCAAAGCTGGGGCTTGACGTTTCGGGCGTGACCAGTGCGCTGAATGAAATTGAAAAGAAGTCCAAAAAGCTTGCTTCCGAAATGAAAGAAGTCGATAACTCACTGAAGCTGGACCCGCAGTCTGTTGTACTGGCTGCCCAGAAGCAGGAGCTGCTGTCGGAAGCCATATCCAATACACAGAAGAAGCTCACCGAGCTGGAAAGCGTCCAGAAAAAGACAGATAATGCGTTTAAAAATCAGAGCAAATGGGAAGAGCAGTATGCTCCTCTGAAAGAAGCTATTGATGCCACCAAGGAAAAGCTGAAAGAGCTCCAGAAGCAAAATGAGACGATGAGATCTGACTTTGAGAGCGGCAAAATAAATTCGGAGCAGTACCAATCATACCAGAATGAGCTTGAAGCCACCAAGGCGAAAATGAAGGAGCTGCAAAACCAGGCAAAGGAGCTGGAAGCCAGCTTTAAGGACGGTCATATCACTGCCGATGAATACCGTGCGTATCAGCGTGAGGTGGAGAACACCAAGCGTGAACTGCAGAATTTACAGTCAGAGCAGAGCGGTACCAAGAAAAGCACCGAAAGCCTCGGAAAATCCGCTGAAAAAAGCGGCGATAATTTCAAGGGTGCAAAGAAAAACATAAAAAGCTATGAGGATGCTGTAAAGGACCTGAAATCTGCCATGGACGACGTTGCGGGCGACATCAAGAACGTTGCAGCCGTTGCGGGCGGAGCTGTTGCTGCTGTAGGCACTGCTGCTGTTGGAGCTGTCGGGGCTGCTGCGGAGGTAGGTTCGGGATTTGAAAAATCCATGTCACGTGTTGAGGCTATCTCAGGAGCGACAGGAAATGACCTCGAAAGGCTCAGGGCAGCCGCAGAGACTATGGGTGCCAACACCTCGAAAACTGCGTCGGAATCAGCCGATGCGCTCTCCTACATGGCGCTTGCAGGCTGGAAAACCGAGGAAATGCTGACAGGCCTTGAGCCTATACTGCGTGCCTCGGAGGCAGGCGAAATGGATCTTGCTACCTGCTCCGACCTGGTCACAGATTCCATGTCGGCTATGGGTGTATCAGTAAACGACCTGTCACATTATCTTGACGTTGTAGCGGCAGCTCAGAGCAACTCCAACACAAATATGCAGCAGCTGCTGGAAGCGTTTATCGAATGCGGCGGTTCAGCACATAATTTCGGCCTGAACGTGGAAGACCTCTCCACTGTTCTGGGTGTTATGGCCAACAGAGGTATCAAGGGCACCGAAGCAGGAACGGCGCTCAATTCGATATTTGTAAATATGCTTGGCAGCACCCAAAAGACCGCCGAGGCTATGGACACGCTGGGGCTGTCACTGTATGACAACGAAGGCAATATTAAGGATGTCACCGAAGTCCTGAAGGAGATGGGCGACGCTCTGGCAAGTGCTACCGATGAACAGCGCAATAACCTTGAGGCTATGCTCGGCGGTAAAACTCAGATAACTGCTTTACAAGCTATGGTAAATGGTCTTAACGGCGAGTATGACGACCTTTCGGAAACACTTTATGACTGCGACGGTGCATTGCTCAAAACCGCCAAAACCATGCAGGACAACCTTACAGGCAACGTAACGGCGATGCAGTCAGCGCTTGAAGGTCTCGGCATAAAAGTGTATGATTATCTGGAAGAGCCTTTGAAAAGTGCTGTGCAGTCGGCAACAAAGGAGATATCTGATCTGAGCCGCTCCGTTACAGAGGGACAGCTTTCGGAAGTAATTGAACGACTGGCAGATAAATTCGGAAAGCTGATAGAAAAAGCTGCGGCGTTTGCGACTGATGAGGGTATTCCTGCGCTGATAAACGCTCTTGACTGGATATCCCGAAACGGCGATAATATCATTGCAACCGTTGAGGGAATGGGAGCCGCATGGGGAGCATGGAAGATAGGCACAATGGTCGCCCATGTAAACAGTCTTGTAAAAGCCATAAAGGACTATAAGACAGCTCAGGAAGCGGCTACAGCGGCGCAGATAGCAGCAAATGAAGCGGCTATGGCTAATGTATATGTAGCTGTCACAGCGGCTGCAGCAGGGCTTACAGTGGCACTCGGAAAGCTTGTAGCCACACAAATTGACCATGCTGCAGAGCTTTTGCGTGAAAAGAATGCCCTTGATGAAAATACACAGGCTCTTCGGGATCAGGCTGCAGCTATCGAAGAAAAAAATGAGGCGTACAACTCCCAAGCAGCTGAGGCTGAAAAGACTGCTGAAAAAGAACGTGATTTATGGGAGGAGATACAGACCCTTGTTGACGAGGAGGGAAATGCGACCGCTGAAAGCGGCAGGCTTGGCGATGCTATCAATGAGTTGAACACCCTTGCAGGTACTAACATCAAGCTGACAAACGGACAGATTGAGGGGTACAAAGACCTTAAAGGGTCTATGGATGATATCATCAAGGCGCAGGAACGACAGGCAAAAATATCTTATCTGCAAAATTATGTCGGTGAAGCATTGATAAAAAAAGATGATGTTGCAAAACAACTTGACGAAGCTAAGAAAAACTATAATGACATTTATAACTATCAGGAACAAATCAGGGGGTTGTTAGACGAATATAACAAAACAGGCATTGTTCCAGAAGGTTGGAGCAGCGGAAAAAGTCTTGAGCTTGCGCTGAAAAGCCAACAAGATAAACTGGCTGATGCACAAGTACAAGTGAACGCCCTCACTGACACCTTGACTGGATACAATGAAGTTATAGGTGAATGGAACTCTGTTATTGATGAAGAAAAGGAAGCTTCTGAAAAGATGGGAGAAGAAGCAGGCGGCGCATTTGGCGAGGGCTTTGCTGGCGGAGCTGAAAGCGGTACGGGAGAGGCAGAAAATGCCGCTTCCGATGTTGTGGGGGACGCAATATCCGCCGCAAAGGAAAAGGCTGAATCCGAGGGCAAATCTGTCGGAGAGATCGCTGCCGATGCGCTGACCGCTGCCATGGAAAGCGGCATGAAGGATTCCGACCTGAAAAAGCTTGTCAAGCAATATGTATCTGATCTGAAATACGAACAGGCTAAGCTTGGTGCTGATGACAGCTGGCTTTACGATGAAGAGGAGAAGATGATTTCCGTCCTCGGAGAAGGTTCCGAGCTGTATAAGGAATACATGACAACGATCCTCAACGGCAGAAAGAAAATTGCCGATTCTGCCGCCAAAAATTCCAAAAGCAACGAAAAGACGGAAGCCAAAAAGGAAGCTCAGGCGATCCTTGACACCATGGACAGTATGTATGCCCAGGCGGTCTCGGAAGGCAAGGATATAGGCGAGGCCGCTTCCGAGGCTATTGCATACGGAGTGGAAAAAGGCCTTGATGACAGCAAGCTCAAGACTGCTGTTGATGGATTTGTCAAAAAGGCAGACATAGAAAAAGCCCTTAACCACAAAGACGATGACAACTGGTATTATGACCAGCTGGAAAAGATGGTCGATGCTCTCGGTCAGGGCAGTGAGCTGTATGATAACTTTTATTTGAAGCTTGTTGAGGGCAGAAACAAGGTCACCGATGCCGATGAAAAAGCCAACGACAAGGAAGCCAAAAGTGCAAAAAAGAAAACCGAGGAAATTGAAAAGCTGCAGGCAAAGTATCAGGCTGATTTCGGCTCTGTCTTTACGAAAAATGTATCAAACAGCAGATACGGAAGCAAGGGCTCAGAGCGCATTGATACGAGCAAAATGGAAAAGATCGTTGCGGCAAAAGAAAAGCTGCCAGGATATCTGACACAGCTTGCCGCAAAGGGTATGCCGCAGAGTGTTATCGACGAGCTGCTGACCATGGACCCTATCGAGGCTGTGGAATATGCCCGAATATTGCTGAGATCTCCCACTAAGTTTGACAGCGTGAAAGACCTTGCGGAACGGGACAAGGCGGCATCAAAAAAGCTGGCAGCGGCTTCTCTCGGCTCTTCCGAGAATTTTTCAGAGGCTGGAAAAACCGCAGGCACAAATTTTGCCAACAATCTGCTCAGTGCTGTTGATAACATCATCGGGAACGCATTGCCGAACCTGACAGGAATAGCGTCTGCGCTCGGCAAGACACAGAACACTGCGCAGACACTGAATGATAAATCAGCAAGCAATAACGGCAGCACCGACAGCACCGTGACCGATACATCAAAGACAAACGCCCTGCTTGAATCTATTGCGATACTGCTTAACAGCTCGCTCGGCAATGGCATTTCCGTATCCTTTAATCCCACGATTGAAACGTCCGTAACCATGGACGGAGAAACAGTGGCAAAGGGCATAAGTCAAAAGCAGTACGAGCAAAAGGTCAGAACATCAACTTAACAGAAGGGAATGAGAATATGGATAAGGAAGAGAAGCTTGCAAAAATTAAGGCCTATGAAAACAAGCTGAAACGTCAGTGCGCAGACATGGACGCCAAGCGCAAGGAGATCGCAAAGGGTCTCTGCAAGGTAGCTGCATTTGAGTACGTGCAGGCGCTTGAACTGATGGACGACATCATCGAAAACGGCTGGGTGGAAATGTTTACTCAGAGCGAAAAGTTAGAGCCGTATGAGCGCACCCGTCCTGTGGTTGATGTGATGATGAAGCTTTTTGAGAAATATACCAAAAGCATATCCCAGCTCAACAATATGCTGCCGCCATCATCGGCGTGCATAAAGAGCGATGACACGCTTTCGGCGTTTATTGCGTCAAGAAGAGATTAACTGCGAAATGCTCCTCCCCGTTTTATGTTATGATTAAATAAAACGGAGAGGAGCGATTTTTTTGGCACTGCTCAAAATTGGCACCCTTGACCTATCGGAATACTGCGAAAAAGGCGACCTAAGCATAAACCGTACAGCGGTATATTCCAGCGGATTTGAGGGGCTGAACGGACAGAAATCAAAGGTCTTGCTGGGATACAAATATCAGATATCGGCGGCATTTACTGTTCCCGATGATGTCAAAAAGACTATCGAAAATGCCTGCAAGTCCGCTTCCGTAAACATAACATTCGGCGACACATCAGCGGACTTCAATGCGCCTGATTTTACGGCAAAGCTTGATTATGAGACATCTTCAGGCGTGTGTATGTGGACTGTAAACATCAGCTCGGTGTGCGATCTCGCCCCGAGCAGTCTTTAGCATACCTTACGGGCTGATAATAGGCGGGCGGACATTCGGACCCGAAAAGATAAGCAATATCAGCATAAATAAAAGCCTTTCGGGGCTTGGCATAGGCAGCATAGTGACCCAGCAGCTCTCTGCCACCGTTTATGCGGATTTTCTGTTTAACGAGGGCGAAAGCGTTACGGTTGTGGGATTTGACGGACTGCCGACATTTTTTATCGACAGCGAAAATCGCACCGAGTACACTGTAAGCATTACGGCATATGACCGATCACGCAAGCTGTCTCAGCCGTTTGACTATTCGACGTTAAAAGACGGAGACAAGACAGATTCCAAAGGCGACCCCATTTATAAGGACATATCCGCCACTGAAATTTCCAATAAAATTGCTGCACAGTGTGGATTTTTAGGTGCATCGGGAATGACCGACCTGCTTGTGGGCAATGTCACTGCCAGCACATACAAGGGAGCAAGCTGCAACTCCATAATGGAAGCACTTGCGGGAGCATCCGGCTGTTTTGTGCAAAGCGGAAGTGATAACAGCCTTTGCTATCACAGAATAGGCGTGGAAACTTCTGCCGCAAGCTGCTCTAACCACAGTGCTATCATCGAATATCCCACAAGCAGCTACACGAGGCTTATCGTGACGGGTGACAGCTCAAACGTTTATGATAACGGCAGCGGTACCCCTGCAAGCATCATCGAGCTGTCAAATACGCTTATAACGCAAGGAATAGCCCAGTCATTGGCTACAAGGCTGTTTGAGGGTGGTGCATACACATACAAGCCACTGAGCTTCAGCGCTGTTTTAGAGGGCAATATTGATCCATACGGCACGGCTATAGTCGGTGATAAATCCTACACAGTCACAAACATATCTATCAATCTTTGCGCTGACGGTGCGGTTGCGTCGCTGTCAACTCCACAGATGCCTGAAAGCTCGTCCGTTTATAATGACCTGCTGACCCGTGCCATAAATCAGCGGATAGCAGCTAACCGCATTTATGGCTGCACGGAGATCACTGACCAGGGGCTGAAATTTGTAAGCGCTATTGAAAATTCCGATGAAAGTTCTAAAACCGAATACGGATTTGAAATGGCAGGAGAGGGTGTTGCCAGATTTGCGGGGGCGCTTCTTAACGGTATGCTTCCAACTGCGGTGAAGATCGCTGAGGACGGCAAAAGCCTCCGGGCGAACTACAATGGTAAGATTTTTGAGTACGCCATTACCGAGGACAATGACGGCAACATTATTCCCACGACAAGCGAGGTGAGCGGCGATGGATGATATGATGTGGTTCCTGCTGGGGCTGATGAATGGAGGAGGTGGCAAGGTCAACAAACTGGATATGTGTGATTTGTTTGAGCAGCAGACGCCGATCACTACAATACCGCTTTTCGGAGACTATTCCGCCAAACTATGTATTATGCCAGATGGCACATATTACAATAGGTATCAGCAATATCAGTTTGCAGGCAACGCCCCCGCAGAAGATGCTCCTGTGTTCGCAAGCTATGAATCAGAGCTAAAGGATTTTTGCACTGGAATTTATCGGGGAAATACCCTGCTGTATTTAAACTATATATATACTGCGCAGACAAAAACAACCAATCGGGTATGGGATAGCAGCACAAATAACGTGTATGTATCAAATGTATATACATACGAATGGGGAGATGCAAGCGAAATTGCAATAAGTAAGAATTTACAACCAACAGCGTATGGTTGTGATTTACGATATCCATATAGCTATCGCCAAGTGACCTATAATGTAAATGGTGAAATTACAGGCGATTACACGGGTACGGGGTCAACGTATATCGGGTGTAATTTAGATGCCAACAATTTTTATTACACACGATTTACAGGCAATGCTCTGGCTAATCAAATGGACCAAATTATCAACGATATTTATATGGAATACCTGCGTACACAAGCGACCTAAAGGAGGAATTTTTATGTCTATCAGTACAAGAGAAGCAACCGTCACGCTTGACGGCGTGACAACCGTAACATTTGACCGCAGATATCCATATTTTGCGGTAAGAAACGATAGCAGCGCCACCGTGTACATTTCCACAGTAAATGCGGATTGTACGGCAGGGGCTGACGGCGTTGTTGCCGTGCCAAAAGACGGCAGCGTAGTCATTGCAAATTGCGGTGATATTTTCGGCGACGGTGTGCTGTATCTGAATGGCAGCGGAGCTGTTACTATTATGGGTCAGTATGACGGTGGCAACCGTTTTAAGGTGGCCAAGAAGGGAGGTGATGGCGGATTGAAAACAGGCGGATTAACGTTGTATGGTCAGGATTTGCCGATTTATGCGGTGGGAGAATTGATTGAAGAAGCCGACACGGAGGTGGTTGGGTAATGGGAGAGTTAAAAATGTATCAGCCCACTAAGGGCATGGCAGCGGCAGACAGGACAAAGGCAGGCTATGCGGCGGTTATCAAGGAGTGGGTCCATTCTATTGAAGATGTTTTTATCCCATTGCTTTAAGTTCTAATGGAAGGAGAGAATCAAAATGGGAAAACTCTACAGATATCAGCCCACATTGGGCATGAGCAAAGAGGAGCGCACGGAGGCAAATTATATTACTAAAATTCTGGGCTGGCTCCACTCGGCAGAAGACTTGCTCACGACGGTCACAAGCATATCTTATACCGAAAAGGGCTGTATGCTTACACCCCTTGCCGAAAACATCAACGGCAAGCCGATCGCAATCGAAGTGTCGGGTTCTAATATCACTTATTCGACTAAAACTGGCAACGCATCTCCAGCTTGGTCAACAGGTGCAATCTCGCTTACTAATGACCCGTTTCTGTATATCGCATCTGATACTGATGGGGTCAGCGTCGGAGGCGGAACCACTCCGTGGATGATGGGCATTTATATGGGGCACCTGTTTGACGGTACCGAGATTGGCATCGAGGTAGATACCAGTGGTTCGGACTTGATTTGGTTCACCGGAAACGGCACTAAAAGCGGCAGCTCTCAGTATTATGGAAAAGAAGCTATGGGATATTTCGCTTCGTATTGCGTTAAACCTTTTACATTCGCCGCTTCGGGCGTGATAACAAATCACATCGTGTCGCTTGATGGTGGAATACAGAGCCCCTCCAGAGGCAGCGTATTCACTATCAATGAAGATACATATATAGGCATAATTGGTAATTATGCGCTCAAAGTATAAGGAGGAATGAAAATGGCTGCAAAAACAAATTACGGACTTGTCGAATATGCCAAAGCTCAGTTGGGTCTTCCCTACTGGTATGGCACATTCGGTCAGATCGGAACGGAAGCCCTGTACACTTCCAAGAAGAAACAGTGGCCTAAGTTCTATAAATGGGAAGGGACTGCTTACAACAACTTCTCTTCCCAGTACGGCAAAAGGGTCCATGATTGTGTAGGGCTCATCAAGGGCTACCTCTGGAGTGAGACACCTACCTCGACACCCAAATACAACAGTGCTCAGGATGTGTCCGCAAATATGATGCGGGCGAATTGCAGGGAACGTGGTGCTATCGCAACCATGCCTGATATTCCTGGTGTACTGGTCTTTATGTCGGGTCACGTAGGTGTGTACATCGGCAACGGTGAGGTCATTGAGGCTCGTGGGCATGAGTTTGGTGTAGTCAAAACCAAACTCGCACTCAGGCCCTGGAAGTGGTGGGGCAAATGCCCTTACCTTACATATCTGGACAAGGCTCCCACGATCACCATTGACGGTGCAACCGCCACAAAGCCCGGCACATCATCTGCTATTGGTATTGGCAAGAAGGTAACTGTTAAGAAAGGCACCTGGAATGTCAGAAAGCTTCCCTCTGCCGATGCCGCTGTGATAGCCCAGGTCAAGGGTGGGCAGGCACTTAGCGTCGCCACAGGCTGGTCATATGTGCCTGCTTTAGGCGGCTGGATATCGGACAAAGGACTGGAATAAGAAAGGAGATCATCATGGATAATATTAAAAGATGGTTTATAGCCATTGGTGCAGCGCTGTCAAGCTGGCTCGGTCTGCTTTACGTGCCGATGATCGTGCTGATACTGTGCAACATCATTGACTATGGCACGGGGCTGTGTGCCGCAAAGTATCGTCAGGAGACTGTATGCTCGTACAAATCAATTCGTGGTATCGCTAAGAAAATATGTATGTGGCTGTTGGTTGCGGTAGGCGCTATACTGGACTGGCTGTTATCTTTTGCCGCTGCGAATATAGGGGTAACGATACCGTTTCATTTTCTTGTTGCATCGGTGGCGGCTGTTTGGCTCATCGCCAACGAGATCATCTCCATTCTGGAGAACGTTAAGGACATCGGTGCACCTCTGCCGCCTTTCCTTTTGAAACTGGCGAAAAACATTAAATCCAAAACGGAAGAGGCTGCTGATATGCAGATAGGTTCAAAAGAGGATAAATAA